TCAATCCAGTATCACGAGCCATTTTGACGGGCAAAAAAGCCTGTATTCATGCGGGCTTCCGGCGTTTTCGGAATTATTCCCACTCTTTTGCCAAGGTTTGCGATACCGTTATTGCGGATTTACAGACTTCATTTTAGTACGCATATTCCACATATTGCGGATTATGCGCCGGAATTTTCACCCTCGCAATACCAAGCCAATGCCACGGCGAACGATGGCAATACCACAGCAATGCCACGGTTAAGCATCGCCCGGGTCGTCTTCCCCGGCCGGAGGTGTAGGCACCATTAGAGCGTTAAGCCGCTGCATCGTGTCATCGTTCCGAGCCGGATAGAGGTGCCCATACGTCCGCAGCGTCGTCTCCACGTCCTCGTGACCGAGGCGCTCGGAGATAAGCAGGACAGGCACACCCATTTCAATCAGCAGCGAGGCGTGAGAGTGTCTCAAGTCGTGCAGCCGAATTTTCGGAACGCCGGAGGCCGCGCACGCTTTCGCCATCTCCTTGTGGAAATAGGACTTCGTGAACGGGAAAAGGCGCTCATCCGGCTCGTAGTCATAAAGAGCCTCTACATACACCCGGACGACGTCGCGCATCGCCTCTGGCAGCGGAACGACCCTGTTTCCCTTCGGCGTCTTCGGAGGCGTTATTACATCCTCCCCGTCTATGTTCTGGTAAGACTTCGACACCCACAGTGTCCGGCGCTCGAGGTCTATATCATCCAGCGTAAGCGCGAGAAGCTCGCCGATACGGATTCCCGTCCAGAACAGGATGGAGAAACCGGCACGGGCCGATGGCCTCTTTACGCAGGCCAAGAAGGTATTGAACTGCTCGACCGTCCAGAACTTCATTGCGCCAGCCTTTTTACTGCCGACGCTCCCGGCCACGTGACAGGGATTAGAACCAAGGTGATAGTAGCGAACGGCATAGTTCAGAACGGCTACAAGCTGATTGTTTATATTCTTCACATATGTCGGCTTATAGCCACCGGCCAGCAATCCCGCCTGCCATTTACGGACATGGGCGGGAGTTATTTTGTTTACGGGCAAGTCGCGGAAAAAGGGAAGGATATGACGCTCCATCAGGTATTCCTTGCTTTTCCGCGTCGAGAGCCGGAGCCGCGAGGCCATATCATCGTTGTATAGCTCGACAAGAGAGGCGAACGTCATATCACAGGATTGTTCCGACTTCGCCAGAAATTCGCGCTCAAACTCCTGTGCATCCTTCCGACGTTCAAACCCCCGCTTCTTTTTCAGCTTCCGTTTTCCAGACCAATCCGTGTAGTAGAACGAGGCGTACCAAGTCCCTCGTTTCTCGTCTTTATAGACCGGCATACACTTACGCCTCCGGGAAAAGCTCGGCGGCCTCACAGAATGTCGAGAATAGTGTGCAAGGCGCATCTTTTGGAGGATATTTCAGCGGAGCCTTAAACCCGTACACAGGCTCCCAACGGCAGCGGCAGCCCTCGTGTTTCTTATTCTCGACAAAAGCCTCGGCCTCCCCGAGCGTGAACATACGACCATCCAGAGCCGCGCAGCCCGCGCAAGCGCCACTCTTTGCAATCCAACGAACATGAGTGACTTCGTACTTCTCACGCATTTCTTTCAGAGGCATCCCAATTTCTGGCCCGGGGCGAACGATTTCACCCCGGAGAGCCTTTGAGAGAAGCTCGTCAGAACCAGCAGCCAAGGGAACCAGCATCAGCTCTTTAGCTCGCATTTCCGCGCCGTTAACACCGAGAACGGCCTCACATTGCGCTTTCCACGCGGCGAACACGCCGCGCTCGCCGACAAACGAGAGCGCCAAAACCTTCTCAAAGAGAGGCAGCGAAAGCCTCTCTTCCATTGCCCATTTCTTGAACTTGCGAAGTGAGGCACGAGGATTCCGCTCGATAAACTCGTCCAGCTTTTCAATTTCGGCCAGAGCGGAACCCGCACCTCTCCTAATCATTTCGTTAAGCCCCACGGCCCTCCCTCCTTCCAACGGCAGCCCGCATAGCGGCCACAGACGGCGCAGCAGCGAGCCGGACGCCATATAGGCGCTCATAGTTTTCAATTTCCTCAACGGCCAACGCAGCGGCCCCGGCGTCACCTTCGGCGAGTTTCCTGTCAAAGCAGCGATGCAGAGCGGCCAGCTCGTCGGCCTTTATTTTTGCGCAGGCCGGGCAGAGGCCCGCCGTCAGCTCCACGCAGTTCGTTTCCGCGCCGCAGAGGCGGCACGACAGATAGCCAGTCTTCATTTCTTTTCACCCCCGGGAGAAAAGTCAACGTATATCACACGGCCGACCCGACAGCGGATTCGGGCCCGGCCGTCTTTTTATCTTCCCCGATTACTTCGGCGGGAGAGGAGATGCGGCCAGCACGGCGGTACATTTCGCTCAAGATATAAACCTGCTCCGGGCGCGGCAGCGAGTGGTACGCAGAAAGCACCTCCTCGTCGGCCGGAGACAGCCGGTATTCCTTTTCTTCCCCTGTCAAGATGTAGTCCACTGAGACAGAAAAAAACTCGGCAATCGCAGCGATGTATTCTGCGCCCGGATTCGTCCCGCGCACTTTCCACGTGCTAACGGTTTTCGCCGGAACGCCGATGAATTTTGCCAGCTCGCGCTGCTCGCGGCCAGCATCGGCCAGCAGAGAAAAGACACGTTCGCAAATCGTCATTTGAACCTCCTTGCGGCCCAGATGGGCCGGGATACGGAAAAATTTTTGAGAAAATCCGCAAATGGTCTTTACAAGCCCTCATATGCGGACTATAATTAAGCCAACAACCAACAAACGAGGCGCATTTGAACGCCAGACCGACACGGGCCGCCGCCCGCCGCCGAAAGGAGAAGACAATGAACCTCTACCGCATTACATACGGCACCCCCGACAGCGAAACCGAGACCACCAACATCACCGAGCGCAGCGAGACCGCAGCCCGCAAGGCATTCAAGGCATCCTGCAAAGCCTTTTGCAGCATCATCCCGGACATCATCGGCATTGAGCTTATTCGAGAGGACGTCGGAGCCACCAAGCAGCAGGAACGCGACACGCTCGCAGCCATCATGCAGATGGTCGAGGAGCTCGGCCCCAACAGCTACCTCGCGACCGCGTTTGCAGGATGCTTTGAAGACGCCGAGGAGAACATCGAGAACGACTTCGCGTTCAGCATGAAGGAGCGTTACGAATCCAGCAAGAAGGACGCCGACTACTTCCACGAAGCCGCCAACACGTTCAGCAACGACCTCGACAAGGCCCGCGATGAAATCGCAGCCATCAAGGCAGAGCTCACGGACGCGCAGAACCGGCGCATCGAAGCCGAGGCCAGCTACAACAGCCTCGTTGACAGAACCACCGCAGCGGAGGCTCGCGCAGAGGCCGCAGAGGACGAAATCGTAACCCTCAAAGCCAAGCTCTACGACTACATCACCGCCGGGGCCTAACCGCCCCGGCCCGGAGAAAGGAGAAGACCATGAGACCCATCTACATCGAGGGCAACCGCAACGGCTACAGCCCGGAGCAATGCGGCCGGACGTTGACCGTCGGCGAGCTCATTGAAATCCTCGAGAGCTTTGACCCCGAACGCCCTGTCTTCCTTCGCAACGACAGGGGCTACACCTACGGCAGCATCACCGAAGAAGACATCGAAGACGCGGAGGAGGTTTCCGACGATGACTAACATCTACAAACTCAGAGCGCAGCTCCTAACGGAAAAGTACGAGCCGTTCTTCGAGGACTTCAAGCAGTACAAAGACGACCGCATCCTCGTTCCGAATTGCAGAGACCAACTCCTCGAGGCTTGCGCGGCTATGGAAACCGTCAGTAACAACTTCGTTCGCGTGGCCTTCAACAAGGCATTCAACGAGCAGGAAGCACTCATGGAGAGCATCGTCACCCGCTTCACCGGCAAAGTCTTGAGAGACTTCAAGTGGAGGGATGCAGAATGAGCTACAGAGACGAGCTCGCCAGACGCTACGGCTTGCCCCTCAAAATCCATGCCAGAGGCTACGACGCCTACCTCGTAGGGGCACAGCCCCTCCTCGAGGGCGGCCCGGCCCCCATCTATCGTTTTCCCGGAGGCGACAGCCTCGTAGATGAATGCGAAATGTTACCCGCAGAGGAGGCGAGCGACGAATGACGCACCTCCACATGAGACAGTTCGACGGCATCACCGTCGGCATGGAAGTTCAAAGCCCCGCAGCCTTCCGAGCCTTGAAGAAGAACATCACCTACGGCGAAGTCAAACCACGGGGATGGAGCCGCCCTACAAAGCGCAGGCTTGTTCCGGCCAAGTATGTCGCCGCAGCAATGGGGCAAGCCGCATGGCTCGTCACCGAACACAAGGCCATCGAAACCGTAAGCTGGGAGGACAGCGGAGACATCTACCTCGTCTATGACGAGCCAAAGGAGGTAACGCCGTGAACACTTACGACATCTACCGCCTCGAGACCCCGGAACAGGTTGTTTCCCACCAGCAGGCGAACAGCCCGGAGGAGGCACTCGAGAAAGAAGCTCGGCAGCGCCTGGACAGCCTGCTCGACACCACGCTACTCACGCTTCTCGACCGGGATGGGGCCTATGGGCCCCGCCTCGCCAGAGCGTAACGCGGTCGCCGAACACAGCTATCCACACAACAGTATACCACAAGCGCAGCCAACAAACAAGCCAAACAAGAAAGGAAGTGAAGAAAATGCCAGCCCGCAAGAACCCTAAGACCGCTTTCGGCCTCGAGCTTTTGCAGTTCTGCGCCCGGAACGGCATCACCTACAAGCAGGTAGCGGCGGCAGCCGACGTCAAGCACTCCACCCTCGTCGAATGCACCACCGGCCGCTGTGCCGGACACGAGCTCATTCCCAAGGTGCGCCGCTACATGGAGGACTACGAAGCCTCCATCGCCACCAACCGAACCTAACCAGAGAGGAGAACCGGCCATGCAACAGACCTACAAATTCCTGTTCGTGGGCGACGTCATGGAAATTCTCGGCATCTCCAAATCCAAAGCCTACGAGATAATCCGAGATGAACAAGGAGCTCGAGGCCGAAGGGTACGAAACCATCGCGGGCCGTGTTCCGCGCCGGAGATTCTGCGAGAAGTTCTACTGCGGCGAAGACATCACCGCCAAGAAGCCAGAGAGGAGGAAGCCCCATGTATAGGCCCCAAAGCCGCGAGGAGTTCAGACGGCAGCAGGAGCAGCGCAAGCGCATACGCGCAGACCTACGCGCTCTTTCCCGCGTCACGACGCTCATCATCTTCGGCGGCATTATTGCCCGCATCGCGTTCATCATGTTCGACAAGCTCACCTCCCGAGCCGGTTTACCCGGCGGCGAAATGTTCCTCCCGCTTTACGTCATCGCACTCCCGTACTTCGGATGGAAGCTGCGAGCATGGTGCCACCCCGAGAAACCGAGACGGAAAATCAAGAGAAAGGAGACCTATAAATGCACAACTACTTTTGTCCAGCCTTCGGATGTGCCCTTGACCCCGGAGAGAGGTGCGACTGCCGCGAGAATAACGCAGAGCAGCCGACCCACAAGCTGGTGACCTATGCCGATTGGGAGGCGGCCGGGAGTTTTGAGGAAGCGGCCAGCCCCGGCGACTATGTGGAGGAGCGCATCGTCGATGAAATGCGCGACTGCCTCCCGCCCGCGTTTATGAGCTTCGGATTCCTACAGACGGGCGAGCCGTACAGCCACGAACTCGACCCGGACACCGGCAAATGGCGACCCACATTCGCGACCTTCAAGAAGGACGGACAGCATTGGACTTACTGCGGCAACTGCTTCTACAAGCAGGACACGCCGCCGAAATCAGAAAGGAGACATTGAACCATGTACCGCTATTATTCCACGCAGCGCCCCGTCGCACCCGGAACTTACCCGGGCCGCCCGGCAACCCTCGGGAATTACGGCAGCAACGGAACCGACATCGACTACCTCGGCCGCGTTTGGGGCTGGCTCGACTACGAAGACGAGCTCACCGCAGAGCAGGCCGACGCCTACGAGCTCAAGCCTGCTGGGCAGACGCCTATGTACTACGCCATCAGCGAGACGACTGCGCGGCAGGCCAAGCGCATGAACAGCTTTAGCGACTATGTAGAGGGCAGCGCGACCGCAGGCTACCGCGTCGAGGTTGACAGGGCTGCATACCTCGCGTACCGCCAGAAGCGCCGCATCGACCCCATGTACCACGACCGCGTAGACAGCCTTCTCAACACCTACGCCCGCAAGCTCGCAGAGAACCTCAACGCCAACTACTCCATCCAGACCCGATGCCCCTCCATCCTCATCGCGGGCGGCAGCAACTTCCCCGTTTCAAAGAAAGAGAAGCAGAACCGCGCCGCAGACCGTAATATGCAGGAGTGGAAAGACATCCAAGGCATCCTCGACAAAATCCGCAGCACGGGCAAGGGAGGCATCAGCAGCGACGACCCGGCAGCCGTCACCAAGCTCAAGACCAAGCTCGCAAAGCTCGAGGCAGCGCAGCAGACGATGAAGGACGTCAACGCTTACTGGCGCAAGCACAAGACCCTCAAGGACTGCCCCTACCTCACGGAGGAGGAAATCGCAAAGGCCGAGGCAGCTATGGGCTCCGATTGGCACCTCGAAGACAAGCCATTCGCCTCGTACTCCCTCTCCAACAACAACGCGAACATCCGGCGCATCAAGGAACGCATCACGGAACTCGAAAAGCGCAGCAGCAGCGCGGCCCCGGACGGATGGGAGTTCGACGGCGGCAAGGTCGTTATGAATACCGATGAGAACCGCATCCAGGTGTTCTTTGACGAGAAGCCGGACAACGACACCCGCACGGAGCTCCGTGGAGCAGCGTTCAAGTGGGCCCCCTCACAGGGCGCATGGCAAAGACAACTCACCGACAACGCCATCCGGGCCGCGAAGTACCTCAAGTGCCTCAAGCCTACGGACTGACCACCACCCTCAACCACGCCTATATTCTACCGCAGAAAGGAGGCGAACGGCGTGTCAAACCAAGTAACATCGACCACCCCAACATATCTCCGTGAGGCACGTTTGTCGGCCGGATATGTGTCACGAGAAACGGCGAGCATAGACCTTCCGTACTCGCCCGAGACCATCGGACGGCATGAGCGCGGAGAAGTTACCCCAAGCCCGGACGACATCACACAGTACGCGCAGGGCTACAACCGCCCGGACATCATGCTCCGCTATTGCAGCGATTGTCCGATAGGGCGCAAGACCGGCAAGACGGCCACAGACAGAGACCTCCCGTGGGCCGCGCTGCGCGTCAGCCAAAGGCTGCGCAAGGCAAAAGAAATCGCCGACACGCTCGAGAGCATTGCCGACGATGGAATAGTGGACAGCTATGAACGGGAGGACTTCGACCGGGCGCTCGAATTTCTTCGCTCGCTCGAGGAGACCATTACAGACATCGCAATCTGGGCCATGTCCAGAGACATGGGAAAAGGCCGCCCTGCTGCAACAGAAACGGCCTCTGGTAAATAACCTACGCTTATTCTACACCGGCCAAGGCCGGATGTCAAGGAAAGGAGCATTTTCAATGGCAAACAACAGCATCGCGGGCACCATCGTACAGCTCAACGAGTATCCGCCCGATAAGTTTAACGTCCTCATCCCAGTCACGACCATGCAGGTAATGAGCAACCTGCAACGCATCATCGTGAACAAGGTACAGCTCGACGTCAGCGACCCGGAGAACAGCAAAGACGTCTACCGCGAAAAGAGCAGCGGCAAATACGCCATCACCAAGGTAGGCGGCATGAAGCTCGCAGCAGCGGCCAACATCAGCATCGTAGACACCGAGAGCGGCATGACGGACGGCTGCAAGCGATGTGTGGACATGGCGCGGGCCGTCGGCAAACCCAAAGCCTGCGGCACTTGCCCGGCGCAGTATAACGTGGCCGTGACCGTTACCATTCGCGTCCCGGAGCCCTCCGGCGGCTTCCGCTTGATGAAAGCCACCCGCGAAATCGACTGCGCAGCAGAAAAGGAGAGCATGACCGACGCACAGTACAAGCGCTTCCTGCCGCACCGCACAGCAATGGCAGAGAGCAAGGCATTTATGCGGGCCCTTCGCGCAGCCCTCGGCCTCGCAGCAACCTACACCATCCCGGAGCTGCGCAAGCCCTTTATCATCGCGCACGTTGTTCCGAACCTCGAGGCCCCGGAAATCAAGGAGGCCGTAGCAGCCAACTACCTGCAATCCATGGGGATGCTGTTCGAGGGCGCAGGCAGCCCCCGCGCAGCCATCAGCGGCAATTCGGCAGCGCTCCCGGCGGCCGTAGATGTTCCAGACGACGGAGCCGACAGTGGCTACCCCACGCCGGACATTCCGGACGAGCCCGATGATGCCCCGGATTTTGAAAACCCGAATCTCATCTTCTGCGACGACTGTGGCGAACAGATTGTAGAGACACAGGCCCGCAACGGCCAGACATGGACGCCCGAGAACATCCGCAGCTACAGCAAGCGCCAGTACGGCCGCTGCCTCTGCGCCAAGTGCCAAAAAGCGGAGCGGGCCTCGAGAGGAGGCCGCTGATGCTTAACGACAAAACCACCGAGATATGTAAGCGCCTCGATTGGTCAATCTACCTCGACGCGAACGAGGACGCGGAACTCCGCAAGGAATCCCCGGCCGGAGAAGATTTCAGCATTTTCGTGGATTCCAAAAACTTCATTCAGAACGTCAAGGAATACGCGGCCAACTTCGACATCGACGAACACATCGAACTGTGGATAGAGGCAAAGCGGAATGGCGTCAAAGGCGTTCCAAGCGCCCGCGAGCTCGTGTATGACGCAGAGGCCATTTGCAAGATGCTCCAAGAGCTTGCGGCGGCCCTCGCAAAGGAGGAACCGGCATGAGTGAGAGCAAGTACGAGAAGATTTACCGCCTCGCGAACGAGAAGACCGGTCGCGCAAGATGGATGGAAACAGCCATATTCCCCCTCGCAGCAGACCTCGAGGAGCTCACCGGCCAGCCGGTTGTCGTGAGCGGACCCTTCGGACTTAGAGCAGCGGTCTACATCAAGCTCGGCAAAAGCACCATCACCATCACGCCGGGATTTCAAGACGACCGGCTCGAGCTCTACTACGACACCGGGAGGGCGACGGGCAGATACGAGCCCCTCACCCTCGGAGATTTCAACGGATTCAACAACGAACAGGCACGGCTCCCCGAAAGGCTCGAGGACGTCGCCGCTCTGTTCCATAAGGAGGCAGCGCAATGAAGATACTCCACACCGCCGACACGCACCTCGGCGACCTCAACGGCCCTGTCAGAGACGGGAAGAACGCCCGCAGGCAGGACACCCTCGCCTGCATGAAACACATCGTAGAAGTAGCCGAAAAGGAGAAGCCGAATGTCAGCATCGTAGCGGGCGACCTTTTCAACCGCTCCCGCGTTTGGGCTGATACGGCCCTTGACGATGTAAACGACGCCATCACGACATTCCTGCGGCCCCTTTGCAGATGCAGCGAGCAGGTAGTTCTCCTGTTCGGTACAGAGAACCACGACAACCCACGCGCATTTGAGACTGTGCGCGAAATCACCAAGGACGAAGCAAACCTCCACATCTACACCACGCCGGGCATCGAGCGCCTCACAACCAGCGAGGGCGACATGCAAATCCTCGCTCTCCCCGGCTTTGACAAGGGTCGTCTACGGCTTTTCGTTCCGGGCGTGGACAAGGAAACAGAGAACCGCAACGCGACCGCACTCATCAACGACGTTCTTCTCGGCCTTTCCACGGAGCTTGACAAGAGCATCCCAGCCATCCTCGTCGCTCATTACACCGTAGCCGGAGCGGAGGCCGACAACGGCAGCACCTTCCTCGCCGGACAGGACGTAGTCATCCTCCCGTCCACCATCGACAGCACCGGCGTAGACCTCGCGTGCTTCGGTCACATCCACCACCCGCAGAAGCTACCCTGCAACACCCCGGCGTACTACTGCGGCAGTCCGAATCAGCTCACTTTCAACGACGAGGGCACGGAACACGGATTCTACATTCACCAGATGATTACATCGCCCGTCAGCCTACCGGGCACGGCCGTCAAAAGCAAGTTCATCAACACCCCGGAGCGCAGACACTACACCTACCGCCTCGGGCCGGACGACATCGCAGCGTACACGGCCACCGGCAAACTGCCGGAGACCCCGGCCGCGATGAAAGACGCCCTCGTTCGCGTCCGATACACCTGCGCCCCGGACATCGACAAGGCACTCAACCGAGCCGAGCTTCAAAAGGCCCTCGTTGCAGCAGGCGCGTTCTACGTCGCAGAAGTTCTCCCGGAGGACATCGAGGACGTCAATGCAGCCCCGGAGCTCACGGAGCACGAAGGGCCGACCGAGGCCCTGCACAGATACCTCGAGCGTGCAGAGCTCGACCCGGCGACCATCAGCCGCCTCACGGAGTTGGCCGCACCGCTCATTAAAAGGGCCGACGACGGTCGAGACGCGGACAAGCGTACCGGCAGCTTCGCACCCGTCAGAGTAGAGGTCAAGAACTACCGCAGCTATTCCGCAGCGGATTTCACATTCGAGGACATCCGCATGGCAATGGTCAACGGCCAAAACGGCGTCGGAAAGAGCAGCCTGTTCATGGACGCCATTGCGGATTGCCTTTTCGAGCAGACCCGAAAAGAGGACATCGGCGGCTGGGTACGCGACGGCACCAAAAGCGGAGCCATCACCTTCGAGTTTGCTATGGGGCCGGAGACCTACCGCGTCATCCGCACCCGCACCAAGGCCGGACGCGGTACACTCGCCATCCACCGTCGCAACCCGGGCACCGATGAATGGCTCGACGAGAGCGACACGACGATGAAACTCACGCAGGCCCGCATCGAGCGCATCCTCGGAATGGACTGCAACACCTTTTGCAGCGTAGCCCTCATCCGGCAGGACGCCTACGGCCTGTTCCTCGACGCGGACAGCGACCGCCGCATGGAAGTGTTGAGCGCCCTCCTCGGCCTTGACATTTACACCCGGCTCGAGGAGCTCGCAAAGGACTGCTCCACGGAGCAGCGCAGGAAAATCGCAGCCACCCGCGAGCGTCTTTCCATCCTTGAGGAGCAGATAGCAGCCAAAGCCGCCCTCGAGGAAGACATCACAAGCATCGACGAGAAAACAGCAGCGGCCAGTGCAGAGACAGAAACCCTCGACGCAGTCATCGCAGAGGCACAACGCAGCGAGGCCATGCGGGAGGAGCTTACACGGCAGGCCGACGAGAAACTCAAGGAGGCCGACCGGCTGGAAGCAGACGCGGCAGCCAAACGGCAGCAGGCAGAAACCGCCCGCAGGAAGCACAGCGACGCCGAGCGCCTCGCAGCAGCCCTTCCGGCAGCAGAAAAGGCAGCGGCCGACGTGGAGGCAGCTCGCGCAGACATCGAGGAAACCGCGCCAGACGTCGAGAAACTCCGCAGCCTTACCCAAGAGGCCAATTCTATCGGAGAGACCCTCAAAACGTCGCAGAGCGTCGTTGAGAGCCGCCAGAAAAGTAAAGAGCAGGCCCGGGCCATCCTCGAGCGCAAGGAAGACATCGAAGCAGCGGCCGCAGCCATCGAAGCACTCGTCCCGGCCCGCAGGGAGGCAGAGAGCCGCCTCGCCAAATTCACAGAGGCACATAAGGCGCTCGTAGCAGCCAAGCAGGCCCGCGATACATTCCTCACCGAGAGCCGCGCCCGCATCGACAACATCAATCAGCGCATCTCTTACTACGGCAAAACGGCGGCCATCCTCGACGACAGCGGATGCCCGCACCCGGAGGAGGCGACCTGCAATTTCTTGAAGAACGCCGTCACGGCCAAGGGAACGCTCGACGCCCTCAAGGAGACGCTAGAGAAGACCCGGAAAGAAGACCGCACAGAGTACGACCGCCTTTCCGTCGAGTACGGAGCGGCGAAAGCGCAGTACGACACCGTAGGAGACCCGGCAGCCGACATCGCAGCCATCGCGGACAAGGAACTACAGCACAAAGGGCTCGCAGCCCTCGCGCCAAAGCTGGCAGCAGCAGAGGCGTCCGTCAAGGAACTCGACGCAGCCATCGCAGCCGAGGAGGCAAAGCAAGCCGAGGCCCGGGCCCGGCTGGAAGCCATTGAAGCGGAGAAGAAACCACTCGAAGCCGCCGAAGCTCGTGCAGAGGCCGCCAGAGCGTCGCTGAAAGCATCGAAAGCCCTCGCCGACACACTTCCCCAATGCAAAGCCGCAGCAGCCACAGCGGCCGCCCTGCTTCCGCAGATAGAGGCGTTCGAGGCAGAGGCCACGGAGCTTGACGCAAAAAAGGCGCTTACCGTTATCGACGCTGGAGAAATCCGAGCCAGAATCCCGGAGGGAAGCGGAAACCTCGAGCAGCTTACCGCCCGCAGGAAGACACTCGCCGACCACCTCACCAGCCTTGCAACCGAACGCGGAGGCATCCAGACCCGTCTCACAGCCATTGAGGAGGCAGCAGAGCAGGCCACCGCCTACCGTGCAGAAATCAGCGCGACGGCCAAGACCCTCGACGACTACCAGACGCTTGTGCAGGCGTTCGGCCTCGACGGCATCCAGTACATGATAATTCGGGGCATCGTTCCAGAGATTATGCACCGGGCAAACGACATTCTCGCAGCCATGACCGGCGGCAAGATGGCCGTTGACATTCGCACCGAGCGCGAGCAGCGCAGCACCAAGCAGGTAGTCAATAGCCTTGACGTCTGGATTAACAGCATCAGCGGCAGCAGCCGTCCGTACCAAAGCCACAGCGGCGGCGAGAAAGTCAAGATTGCGCTGGCCGTCACCCTCGGCCTCGCAGACATCAAAGCCCGCAGGGCGGGCATCCAGCTCGGGATGCTGTTTATAGATGAGCCTCCATTCCTCGACGCAGAGGGCACGGAGGCATACGCCGACGCCCTTTCGAGCATGGCGGCCAGAAACCCCGGAATGCGGATTCTCGCCATCAGCCATGACCCGACGATGAAAGCCCGCTTCCCGCAGAACATCACCGTACACGCAGGCGAAGACGGCAGCACAGTTACGATGGATTGAGGGAGGCCCGCCTCCCCTCCATCCGATAGGAGGAGGTGAAACCGCATTGTATTCCAAAATAGACGCCCGTTTCTGGGACGATGAGAAAGTCCTCACGCTGTCGCCGGACGCCCGATACCTCTTGATTTACCTACTCACGACCAAGCACAGGAACGTACTCGGATGCTACCAGCTACCAAAGGCATACGCCCTCGAAGACACGAAACTCCCGGAAAAACGGTTTTCACACGCATGGCGAGAGCTTTTCGGAAGCGGAATAGTCATCTACGAGGAAGACACGCGAATGATTCTTCTCAAGAATTTTCTGCGCTATAACCCCATCGAGAACCCGAACCAAGTAAAAGGAGCGCTTACAAAGCTCGAGGGCCTGCCCCGTAGCGACCTCTTTCACACGGTCTACGCACACCTCGAAGGGCTCGCAAACGAGGCCGGGAAGCCGTATTTGAAACCCTTGCTGGAAGCCTTACCGAAACTGTTTCGGAAACCCTTTCGGAACGGTTGCGGAAACCCTTCCGAAACCCTTTCGGAAACCATTCCGAAACCCTTGCAGCAACCAGTAAACAGTAAACAGTATACAGTAAGCAGTAACAGTAAACAGGAAGAAGATATACCCCCCTTACCCCCCATTGGGGGAGCGGCCGAGCCGGAGCCCGACGGCACCGGCAACGCTGAACCTGATTTTCTCGAGGACGCAGCGCCAAAGCCGCGCAGGCGAAAGCCTTCTACGCTGACAAAAACGCAGGAAACACGCTTCAATGCCTTTTGGGCCGTGTACCCCCGAAAGGTCAGCATAGGAGACGCAGAAAAGGCGTGGGCCAAGATAGAGCCGGACGAGGAACTCGCGGAGCGGATTATTAACGCCGTAGAAACCGCAAAGGCATTCGACAGCCGTTTCCGCGAGATACGATACACCCCGCACCCGGCAACGTGGCTCAACGGCCGCGAATGGGAGAACCAGTACAGCGGCCCGGAGGAGGTAGCACCGCAGGCCCGGCCAAGGGCCGGAGGGAAACCGAACACCCTCGAGGTTCTCGGGAAGATGTTAGACGAGGAAGGAGGCGACGACTGGTGACCCAAAAGGAGACCATCAAGCTCATAGGCATTATAACAATGGCCTACCCGAACTTCGACAAGTTCAAGGACGAGAACCACATCCGCAGCATGGTAGCTGTCTGGGCCGACATTTTCAGCGAGGACAACGCGGGCCTCGTAGGGCTGGCCGTTAAGCAGCACATCAGCACGTCGAAATGGCCGCCCTCCATCGCAGAGATACGGGAGCTTATGACGCGCATACAGCACCCGGACATCATACCGCCCGACGAGGCATGGGCCGTCGTGGCGAAGTACCTTTCCGTCGCCGGAGAGTATTGCCACAGGGACTACCACCGCGAGCTTCCGGCAGCCATCGCGGAGACCATTGACGCCATCGGATACGGGCAGCTTTACGCGATGCACGTCGCATACGCCAGAGGGAGCGCCTCAAAGGCGGGCCTCGACCGCGTTGCATTTCTGCAAGCCTACGAGGAGAAGGTCGAGCGGCAGCGGAAACAGGCGATGCTGCCGCCCGCCCTCCGAGAAAGAATCGAAGCTGTCAGCGCCGCGCAGAGCGACGGCAGCCGACGCCTCATTGAGGGAGTAAACCGCCAATGGCAGGAGCAGCAGAACTACTACAACGGCAGATACAGCCTCGATTCCCTTTCCGACCGGCTCGAGAAGGCGCAGACAAAGGCCCTTGAGGCCAGAGAGGAGACAAACGACGATGAATAGATTTACGACCGCCGCAATCTTTCTGCTGATACTCGCAGCAAGCGTATTCGCGGCGGGAGGGGCCCTCAAGCCCGTCACGGCCACGGAAAAGGGCATCGAGACCCGGACGGTAACGAGGGCTTACCAGACAGACGCCGCGCCGGAGGCGGCGACAGAGCCGCCCGAGAGCGACAGCGACCAAGAAGAACTCCACACGCCGGAGCAGGCCGCAGCGCCCCCGTACACCGAGGAGACCGTAACCATGTGCGCCAAGGTTGAATGGGCCGAGGCAAGAGGCATTCAGAGCAAGGCCGAACAGGCAGCCGTCATCTGGTGCATTCTGAACCGCTACGACGCAGGCATCTACGGCAGCAGCATAGAGGAAGTCATAACGGCCCCGCACCAATTCGCATACAGCGAGGAGAGCCCGGCAACAGCAGAGCTCATCGAGCTTGCGGATGACGTTTTACAGCGATGGTGGGCCGAGAAGACCGGCGAGACCAACGTCGGCCGCACACTCCCGGAAGATTATTTCTTCTTTGAGGGCGACGGAGCCCATAACCACTACCGCACCACCTACGAAAAGACCGGCGAAACATGGGATTGGAGCTACACCGACCCTTACAACGCATAACAGGGCCACAGGCCAGAAAGGAACGTACACATGAAAAAACAGCTCAAAGACCTCAAGCGCGGCGAAACCTTTTACGGCGCAGGCATCCAGTGGACGGTGCTCGACCACAGCAGGAGCAGCCAAGGGCTCCCCCTCCGCACCTTCGTCGTTTCCACCGACATCACCGAAAACAGGGCATTCGACGAAGGAAACAAGTGCGATTTCGCAGCTTCCACCCTTCGCGCCTACCTCAACGGCGAGTTCCTGCGCAAGCTGGAAGACGAGCTCGGAGCCGGGAACATCTTCGAGTACGTCATCGACCTCACAGCGGACGACGGCCTCCCCAAGTACGGGAAGGACAGCGTCAAGGTAGGCCTGCTAACGATGGAGGACTACCGCAGGCACCGTGACATCCTCCCGCCCATCGGAAAATGGTGGTGGACAGCCACCCCATACAGTGGACTTGACGACTACAATTCCCACGTGCGCTACGTGAACACGGACGGGAGCAGCTACTTCCACTACGCGTACTACGGCTACTACGGCGTGCGCCCGGCTTTGTATCTGAAATCTGAAATCTCGGTATCTGTCGATGACAGCGGCGAGGACGAACAAACGCCGGAGCAGCGGGAAATGGCCCTCTACGAGGCGGCCGTCGTCAAGTTCGGAGAAAGGGCACAAATCCTCATGGCCGTGGAGGAAATGAGCGAGCTCACAAAATCCCTGCTCAAGTACGTCCGTCACGAGGACTTCAATCAGGGCGACTACGACGCCATCATCGCATCCGTCGAAGAGGAACGCGCCGACGTCAGCATCATGCTCAACCAACTCGACGTCATCTTCGGAGACAACAGCGAAGCAGAACAGCGCAAGCTCGAACACCTCGCAGCCATTGTAGAAGATGACGACGAGTAAAGAACCTCGGCGCTGCATGATTTTCTATTGCGACAGGGCCAGAGACAGCCGATGCTGCGTAGATTGCCAGCAGCGCGGGAAGTGCAGGAACCCATGCACGAACGACCCGAGCAGGTGCGGCCAAGAGGATACCCGGCCGCGCCCATCCCGTCGGGGAGGCAGGAAAAAGAACGAAGGAGGATAGACCATGAACGTCCACAAGACAAAAATCGAGTGGTGCAGCCACACATGGAACCCCGTTACCGGCTGCCGACACGGCTGCGAATACTGCTACGCCCAGCGCATCGTCAGCAGGTTTGAACCGAAAATCGACGAGTGGCCGGACGAGGCAATCACCACAGCACCCAGCGCGGACGGCGGCCCGGAGCTTTACGTCGTGGAACGGCCAACGCGCCTAAAGACCAAAGAGGGCGGCTACCGCAGGCCGACACCGTACCCGAAAGGCTTTGCACCGACGCTACACGCCTACACCCTCACATACCCGGAGCAGCGCAAGGCACCGTCCAACATCTTCGTGTGCAGCATGAGCGACCTTTTCGGCGCATGGGTACCCGACGAGTGGATAGAGCGGATTTTCGACGCCTGCAAAAGGGCACCGCAGCATACGTACCTGTTTCTCACTAAGAACCCGGCCAGATACCTCGACCTTGCCAGCAAAGGGAAGCTCCCGGAGGAACGGAATTTCTGGTACGGAACGACCACAACCGGCCCAGATAAGCCTTTCTGGTGGAGCAAGCATCACAACACCTTCGCCAGCATCGAGCCGCTCCTTGAGCCCTTCGAGGCCGCCGGAGAGCGCGGCAACGGCAGCGAGGGCTACGAGAAAAAGGTCGAATGGGTAATCATCGGAGCAATGACCGGCCCCGGCAGCGCAAAGAAGCAGCCCAAGCGCGAATGGATACAAGCCATCGTGGACGACGCCAGCATAACAGGCGTCCCGGTCTTCATGAAAGACAGCCTCAAGGCCGTCTGGGGCGACGACCTCATCCGGGAATACCCGAGCGGTATGGACGGAGGGCTGAACGGATGAACGACCGCCAGAAAATCGACTGCGCCTCACCGGCAGACCGCGACACGCTCATAGTCATCCTTGCGCGGAACGGCTACACCGTAAGACACGGCCGAGAAAAGCGCGGGGCGAGCAAGCAATACACTTACTTCGTCGAGTTTTGGAGAGAAGGGAGCCAACGCCAATGAGCAAGGGCACAAAGCGCCTCACGACCACCGTAACGGCGCAGACACATTACCACCTCTACCGCCTCGCGGCAATGGCCGGTTACAGCAGCCCCGGCCGCGTCATCGACAAGCTCGTGCGTGACCACCTGAATGCCATGAGATACGGAGATACAACAAACAAGCCAAACAAAGGAGGGAGAACATGGCGAGACAGCCATACCGGCAGACCACGCACCGAAAAGACCCGGTGAAGCAGTACAAAGGGGCTATTTCCAAGGCACAGGGCAAGCACTTCGAGGACTACATCGACCTCGCACTCCGCTACTATGAGCAGAAAGGAGAGGCGGCCATCGAGAAGACGCCGGAGCCCATGCGCCCAACCCGCGACCTCGGAAACGGGAAGTTCATCGCCTACTACGAGAAACACGCACAGGCCGACTACAAAGGCACTCTCAAGGGCGGCCGGACAGTTCTTTTTGACGCCAAGTACACGGCCGACACCCGCATCGACCAAAGTCGAGTGACACGGGAGCAGGCAGAGCAGCTCGACAAGTACCAGCGCATGGGGGCCGATTGCTTCATCGTCGCGGGCCTCGGACACGGAGACTGTTATCGCGTTCCTTGGGAGGTATGGAAGGACATGAAGGCCCTGTTTGGACACAAGCACGCAACCGCAGAGGAACTCGAACCCTACCGCCTCTCCGTAGGACGGAACGGCGTACTTCTGCTGCTGGATTGAGAGAGGAGCGCAGTATGAAGCGACTTACACACGAAAGAGTGAACGGAATCAAGACCGGCTATTGGAGCGCAGCCACAGAGCCGCGAGAGAGAGCGAGACAAAGACCGCGACCAGAATGGCAGAGTGCATCGCCGGGGCCTTTAGAGACGTTCTAGAGAAGTGAGGTGCAGCATGGACAAAGAAAAGCTCTACAAGCTCGCGGAGCGCTACCAGAATAAGGCCGACACCGCCTACAACGCATACCAAGAAACCGGCATCACACGCTACGACACGGCCCGCCGCAACAACGAAGACCTCGCAGAAGCCATCCGAGCTGCGGCAGCGGCCAGCGATGAGCATAACGAGCTCGTCCATCTACGCGGGAACATGGCCGACCTCGCCGGAATGGCGCAGCGGGCGAAGAACTCCGACGAGGAGACAAAAGCAATGCGGCTGGACGTCCTCATGGATAGCTGCATCAGCATCGGGCGGCTCATGGGATTTCTGAGACGGGAGGAGTGAAGCCGATGAGACCAATTTCCGACATTAAGGCCAACTACCGTCTGAGCATTGTCCAGACCGGCCTCGACGGCTTCGCGGCCCACCTCAACCACCCGAGCTACAAGCCGGAAGCCGTCGTCATCGTTGCGTCGTGGGGAGGCGGCTGGGAACACGTCAGCGTCAGCCTCGCCCGGCGCTGCCCCACGTGGGAAGAAATGTGCATGATAAAAGACATCTTCTGGGGCGAGGAGGAATGCGTCGTGGAATACCACCCGCCGCGCAGCCAATACGTAAACCGCCACCCGTACTGCCTCCACCTCTGGAAGAAAATCGGCGAGGAGTTCGAGACCCCGCCGAAAGAATACGTCGGATGAAAGGAGACACCATGAAGAACGTCATCAATCTCGCAGGTCAAATCAGCGACACCAAGCTGCTGGCAGACCTCGACGCAGAAATCGCCAGCACGGAACGCGCAGCGCACCCGCCGGAGGGCTCGCAAGCCCTCCTCGGCATCATTTCCCCGAACCTTGCCGGAATAATGCCTGTTGCGACCAAGCAAGCCTCAAAGAGGCTTTTCTTGCTAAAGCAGGTACGAGCCCGGCTCACCGAGCTTACGGAAAAGGAGCGCAAGCATGAATAAGGTCATTCTCATCGGGAATCTCACGAAAGACCCGGAACGCCGCGTCACCCGCAGCGGCGTCACCACTTGCAGTTTCACCCTCGCCGTCGAGCGAGACCACAAGGACAAAGACGGCAACCGGCCCGTCGATTTTATAAACGTCATCGCGTGGAGGAACACCGCCGACCTCTGCGCCCGCTACCTCACCAAGGGCCGACAAGCGGCCGTCATTGGAACATGGCAGAACCGCAGCTGCGAGGACAAGGACGGGAACAAACGCACCGTCGCCGAGTGCATCGCGGACGACGTTCAATTCCTCGGCGGCCCCCGCAGGGAAGCAGCGCCGCAGGCTTATGAAGACTACGACGACCCATTCCCGGAGGAGTAAAGACCGGCCGCCCCCTTTGAGGAACGGCCACCCCATAAACCACCGAAAAGGAGGCGGCTACACAATGGGAAAAACCAAAAACCCGGACTTCGACGCAATAATCCAAAAGGCCGTTAACGCCGGACGGATGCAGGGCATGAGCGTGGCGAAGAACGCTTACAAGGCAACCGAGCGCAGGCTCTACGCCATCCCTGTTCTGAAGCTCAAGGTCAAACAAGACCGAGAGAAGCTCGAAGAAATCAAAACATACGGAGCCCCGCAGCGCAGCAAATCCATTGTGAGATTCTCGCGCACCGGCATCCGGCTAACCCAAGAGGAGATACTTGAGGCCCTCGTCATGGACATGGAGGCGACCATCGCGGCCGACACCTACGAGATAGAGTGCGTGGAAAAGGCTTTGACAGCCATCGAGGCCGACACGTACTACGAGACCGTCAAGGGCAAGTACATCGACGGCCGCAGCGACGAGCAGATAGCAGAGACCATTCCATGCGATTACACCACCGTATGGAGGAACCGAAAACGGCTCGTTCAGAAGGTTGCTGTCATGCTTTACGGAGCGCAGGCCGTGTTGTGACCCGGATGCAATTTTTGGGCGAAAAAATCGCGCAATAGACCTGTGCAATTTTGTGTGGTACACTATACCCATACTGAAAAACTGTCGATGAGCCGCCCGGCCACCCGGGCGGCCTTTTTCGTGCGCGAAGGAGGACGACCGTGAAAGCAAAAGCAGAGTGCCCCGCGTGCATCTGGTCAACGGACTGCGGCGGGAGACTGCATTGCCCGTTCCCACGGTGCCCATACGAACCAAAGAAGGAGGCGAACCGCCCAAATGCAGATGCAGACCAAGAGAATGCTCCTACGGGACATCAGACCGGCAGCATACAACCCGAGAAAAAGGCTTGAGCCCGGCGAAAAGGAGTACGAAGCCCTCAAGGGCTCCATCGAAAGGTGGGGCCTCGTAGACCCGCTTGTTGTGAACGCCAGAACAGGCAACCTCATCAGCGGGCACCAGCGCTACTACATCCTCACCAACCTCGGCGAGACAGAGACGGAGGCCGTCGCCGTAGACCTTGACGAACGGCAGGAAAAGCTCCTCAACGTCGCCATGAACAAGGTTGAGGGCCAATGGGACTACGGGAAACTGGAAACCCTGCTTTCCGAGTTCGAGACCGACGAAATTCTCTTTACCGGCTTTTCGGAGGGAGAAATAGCAACCCTGTTCGGCGAAGAAGCGGATGATGTCGTTGAGGAGTACGAAGACGCCGACACCGGCGACGAAGAAAACGAGGACGAAAGCGGCAGCGACGATGATGGAGAGTTCAGCATATACCTCTCCTTCCCAGACCGCGATGCCGCTATGGACTGGCTAGCAGAGCACGAGCTCGAAAAGGAGTTTCCGAAAGGCAGCCGGAACATGGTCGTCCACATGGAGGGAACCGCTTATGGAAATTAGAGAAATGCCGCTTGAGCAGCTTCACACAGCCGACTACAACCCCCGCGTCGCGCTGGAACCCGGCGACCCGGAATTTGAGCGCCTCAAGAACAGCATCGAGACATTCGGCGAAGTGGCACCCATCGTCTGGAATCAGCGCACCGGCCGCATCGTCGGCGGCCATCAAAGGCTGGCCGTCTATAAGCACCTCGGCCGCCAGACCGCGACCGTCTCCGTCGTTGACCTCGACGAGAAGGAAGAAAAGCTCTTGAACGTGGCTCTCAACAAAATCAAGGGCCAATGGGATTATTCCAAGCTCGAGCAGCTTTTAGGCGACTACGAAATCGAGGAGGCAAAGGCGACGGGATTCTCCGCGCAGGAAATCGCGCTCATCCTTGCCCGGAACGACGACCTCGAAAACGACGCCGAGGAATACGACGACGAGCCCGGCGACTACGTAGGCGCGTCGTGGGTAATCACCCTCGCATTTGAGCACGCATCCGACGCCCGGGCATGGGCCGAGGAGAACGGCCACAGCGGAGCCGTAAAAAATGGCGCGAGCACCACGGTCATCCGCATGGACTGAAAGGAGGGCGACCATGTTTTACGTCATCATAGGACAGAGCGGGAGCGGAAAAACCACGTTCGTCCGAGAGAATTTCATCAAGGCAGAGCCGGAGGTGTTCGAGGATATAATTCCCCTGACGCGCTCCGGCGATTTTGTTCTACTCGGAAAGTACGGCATCGACAAGCGCACGGAGGGCACCGACACACTCCCGTACAACGCGGCCCCAAAGATAAAGCAGCAGCTTAAACGCCTCAAGGGCCAGAATGTCGTCCTCGAGGGCGACCGCATCACCAACCCCGGCATGATGCAGTACATAGAAAGCCTTGGCGAGCCCGTCAAGATGTACCTCGTCAAGTGTAAGCTCGCCACGTCGATGCAGCGCTTACGCGCGTCCGGGAGCACCATCACACCGGCTTTCGTTAAGACGACCAAGACCAAGGCACGGAATGTCTTCCTCGAGTATGGCAGCCGCTTCAACGGCGAGATACTCGACACGGAGGGAGGGCAGCACTATGGAGCTTAAGCAGAACTACACAAGCCCGCGATGGAGCATGGAAATCCCGGACTGCTCCATGCCGATGACCTTCGACACCTACAGCCGATGCTCCTACAACTGCCTTTACTGCTTTTCATTCTTCCAGAAAAGCCACACCGTCAAGGGCTACCTCGAAGCCAAGCCGCGCTGCGTCAACCCGGAGAAGGTTATAGCCCTTTTCGAGAACGCAGCCGTGAACAACACGGCGGCCGCGAACAAGACAGACGTCCAATTCTTCCCCTACATCCGAGACCGGCGCATCATGCAATGGGGCGGCCTCGCGGACGAGTTCGACGAGTACGAGCGCAGGAACGGCGTCACCCTCGAACTCCTTCGCTACTTCGACAAGATAGACTACCCCCTCTCCTTTTCGACCAAGGCGGCATGGTGGACGGAGGACGAGCGATACATGGAGCTTTTCGCCCGGCACACGCACAACTGGCACGTCAAAATCAGCATCATCACCGCCGACGCAGAAAAGGCCAAGCGGATAGAAAAAGGGGTACCATCTCCGCAGGCCCGCCTCGCAGCCATTAAGCGCCTCACCGACATCGGCGTACACGTTACTCTGCGCTTGAGACCCTACATCATCGGAGCAAGCGACGACTACCCGACACTCATACGCCTCGCGCACGAAGCCGGAGCCGACAGCGTCACAACGGAGTTCTTCTGCATGGAGAGCAGAGCCGATGAGCGGCTCAAGGCCAGATACGCAGGCATGAGCGAGGTGCTCGGCTACGACATCCACAAGTTCTACATGGAGCAGAGCAAACAGGCCGGATACAAGCGGCTGAACAGAGCCATAAAGGCCCCCATCATACACGACATGAGGCAGATAGCGCACGGCTACGGTATGCGTTTCCACGTCTCCGACGCATTTTGCCGCGAGTGCAACGACGCCTGCAACTGCTGTGGCGTACCGCCCGAGTGGGGCGTCAGTCAGACCGGCAACATCGGCAACGCCATCATCCTTGCCAGAGAAAACGGCCGCGTCCGCTTCTCCGACATCGAGGAGCCAATCAAACGGTATTTCGGTTTTCCGTGGGTAAGCGCCTGCGGTTACAACACAGGCAGCAACCGCGCCCGGGCCCTCCTCTACGACACCACAATGGCCCAATGGCTGCGGAACAACTGGAACAACATCAAAGGCGGCACAAGCCCCGCCAAGGCTTACGGCGGCGTGCTTACCCCGGCCGGAAAGGATGAGAACGGAGACATCATCTACAAATACACCGTGAAGAAATGAGGGAGGGAGAATGCCAACGAAACGCACCGCAGCAGACACGGGCCTCCTCCCGTGGGAGCGCCAAAAAGGTGAAAGTGCGCAGGCGTTCGAGGCATTTTCCATCTACCGCGATTTAGGCTCGGAGCGCAGCCAACAGGCCGTGGCGAAGCAGTTGGGCAAAAGTAGACAGCTTTTAGCACGATGGAGTGCACAATGGGAATGGGTAGAGCGGGCCCGGGCATACGACATCGACCTCGACCGGCAGGCCCGCGTGCAAAGCCTCAAGGACGCGAAGGACATGAGGCGGCGGCAGACCAAGACCGGCGTCTTTATGCAGAAAAAGGCCCTCGAGGCCCTTGAGAAACTCAAGCCCGACGACCTTGACGTGAACTCCATCATACGCCTCATAACGGAGGGTGCGAAGCTCGAAAGCAGCAACCGCCTCGCAGAGATAGGATATGGACAGAGCCCGACCGGCACCCCGGCCAGACCCGGCCAGAACGGCCAGACCGAAAGCGGAATCGACTGGTCGAAGCTATCCGAGGAAGACCTCGAGAAGCTCGCCAGAATGGACGGAGGTGATGACGATGGGGATTGACGCCCGGGAAAGCCTATACACAAAGCAGCAGCTACGAGACATAGCGCGGGCCGCGAGGATGGAACTTGCCCGGCGCAGCCTCATCAACTTCACCAAGTACACGAACCCGCTATACGTCGAGAACTGGCACCACAAGACATACGCAAGAAAACTCGACGAATTTGCGGCCGGGAAGATAAAAAAGCTCATGATATTCATGCCGCCGCAGCACGGCAAGAGCGAGCTGTGCAGCCGCCGCCTTCCGGCCAAGATGTTAGGCGACAACCCAGACCTCCGCATCGGCCTTGTCTCCTATAACCACGATTTTGCATCCAAGTTCAACCGCGACGGGCAGCGCATCATTGACACAAGGAAATACGCCGCGATTTACCCCGGAACGCGGCTGAACGCCTCTAACGCCCGCATAGGAGGCGCGTGGCTACGCAATGCGGACGAGTTTGAGGTAGTAGACCACAGAGGCGGCCTCGTCACTGTCGGCATAGGCGGCGGCCTCACTGGCCGGGCCATAGACGTTCTCATCATCGACGACCCATACAAAGACCCCAAGGACGCATGGAGCCCGACGGTACGACGCAGCATACAAGACTGGTACGACACCGTAGCAAGCACCCGCCTCCACAACGCCAGCCGCCAGCTCATCACCCTCACGCGCTGGCACCAAGACGACCTCGCCGGAGTATTACTCAAGCGAGAGCCGGAGGAATGGGAAGTCATCAAGTTCCCAGCCATCAAGGAGGGCGACCCGACAGAGCTCGACCCACGAAACGACGGCGAGGCGCTATGGCCGGAGCGGCACAGCCTTGAGCGCCTTTTATCACAAAAGGCTGCCAACCCGCACGTCTTCCGCAGCCTTTACCAGCAAGACCCGAAACCGGCCGAGGGCCTTTTGTTCCCCGCCGAGAGCCTCAATTACTTCGAGCTCGACGACATCCGAGGCCGAACCCCGGACGGCGTCATCGCCGTGGCAGACGTCGCAGACACCGGCACGGACTATTACGCCATGCTCGTCGCCTACCTTTTCGGCACAGACATTTACATCGTTGACTGCATATTCACGCAGGCGCAAGCCGAGGTCACGGAGCCCCTCACCATCAGCCTGCTCGAGAACTGGAAGATACAGAGATTCCGCATCGAGAGCAACGCGGGCGGCCGCCTCTACGCCAAGAGCATCAAGGAAAAGGCCGGAGGCTACACGGCCATCGAGCCCGTCGCGTCCTCGGCCAATAAGGAGACCCGCATCCTCACAGCGAGCGCCCAAGTTAAGCAGCACATATATTTCCGGCAGGACTACGCTCACGGGAGCGACTACGAGAAATTCTACGACCAACTCACAGGCTACACCATCATAGGCCCAAACGAGCACGACGACGCCCCGGACGCCGCAACTATGCTCATCGACGCGGCCCAGAACGCCAACCGCAGGTGGAGCCTCGACGTTGACTAAAGGAGGACGCAGCACAATGAACAGACATGAAAGCGAGGTGACGAGCCGTGGCGATTTATAACCGGCGCAGGCAGGCCCCAAGCGAGGAGTTCCACAACGCAGGGAACAACCGCATGATACCGCGCTGGACGCGCCCGCCGGAGCGGAACACCCAAGACTGGATGAAGATGTACGCGAAGAACCCGCGCCTCGCCGTGGTAACGCGCATCGCATCCGACCTCTCTTTTGCTTCCGGCAAGCTCCTCACCATTGACAGCAACGGCAACGAAAGAGAAGTCACCCGGCACTCGTTTCTTGAGTTCTGGGAGAACCCGAACCCACTGCACGAATTTACCCGCGCAAGCCTTTGGCAGCTTGAGGAGACCTACATCCTCCTAAAGGGCGAGGGGTATTTCGTCATAGAGCGCGACGCAGCAGGCCGCCCGGCCGAGCTTTGGCCCGTACCTACCCATTGGGTACTTATGACACCATACCTCGGCCACCCGTACTACTCCGTCAAGACGACATCCGGCACCATCCTCGAGGTGAGCGTCGATGATATGTTCGTTATGAAGGAGCTCAACCCCCTCGACCCGTTTCTTCGCGGCCTCGGTCAAGCGGAGGCTATCGCCGACGAGGTTGAAATCGACGAGTACGCAGCGCAGTTTCAGAAACGTTTCTTTTACAACGACGCGACGCCGAACCTCATCGTTAGTATGCCCGGCAGCAGCGACGAGCAGCGCAAGCGATTCCGCGCCGAGTGGCTCGAACGCTTCAAAGGCGTATTCAAGAGCCACGGCATAGCGACCACGGACGGAGAAATCACCATCCAGAAAGTCGCGGAGAGCATGAAGGACATGGACATGGTAAACGGCCGCACCTTCATCCGCGACGCCTGCCTCGAGCATTTCGGCGTACCACGTGAAATCATGGGTATCACCGAGAGCAGCAACCGGGCCACATCCGAGGCCGCGCAGTACATCTACGCGCAGAACGTCCTCATGCCGCGCCTACGCAGACGCGAGGACGCCATAAACCAGCAACTTCTCCCGCTTTTCGGCGACCACCTCATCTGGCGCTACGACGACATCGTGCCGCGAAACCAAGAGTTCGACAAGATGAAAGCCATTGACGGATGGAATGCAGGGCTCATCACCAAAGACGAGGCCCGCGAGCTTTTGGATATGCCAGCGGCTCAGACAGGCGGCGACGTCTACAAGACGACTTTCTCCGACATCTTTGTTAGAGCGGACGAAGACCCCGTAGCCGTTTCGAGCAGCATGGCGAACCTGCAATACGGCGAGGAGGCCCCGGCAGAGGAAATCGAAGTCGAAGAACCAGCCGAGGAGGAACACGGCGACACCATCACCATCGGCGGCCTCGGCGGGAAGCAGCGCAAGAGCGTCAGCCTACGAGCTGTCGCCCGCAGCGAGGACGCAGCCGCCAGAGAGGGCATAACGGCCTTTGAGATTGCAACAAGCAAGTATTTCCGGGAGCAGGCCCGCCGCATCGGCGAGGCCCTCGGAACCACGCAGAAAGCCGGGCACACGGCCTTTGATTACCTCAAGGACTACATCACCGAGACCGGGCAGGTAGACACGGCAGCATGGGCGGCCCTTTCAGAGGCACAGCAAAAAAGCCTCCTTGACGAGTTCGTAGGAAGCCTCATCGACTGGCCGAGCGAGACGGATGTTCTAAACAAGATTTTCGAGCCGTTGTGGAAAAAGACATACAACGCCGGAGCGCAGGCCGCGCAGAATCTTTACGGCCTACGCGGAGTGCAGCGGCCCGAGCTCATCAGCACGGCCAAGCTGCGAGGCGGCAGGCGCGTCGTCAACATCCAGCAGGCCACAAAGGACAACATCGCCCGCATCGTTTCCAACGGCATCGAGAACGGCGACAGCACGCAGCTCATCGCCGATAGCATCATGCAGGAAATGCAGACCACGGAGACCCGCGCTCACCTCATCGCGCAGCAGGAGACCATGACGAGCCTCTCCACCGGCCAGTACGACATGGTAGTAAAGGCCGGAGCCCAGACAAAGACGTGGCACCACATGAGCACCACGCCAGACTACCGGCGCGACCACAAGCGCATGAACGGCGAGACAGTACCCATCGACGGCAAATTCAGCAACGGCCTACGCTTCCCCCGAGACCCGGACGGGCCCGCAGAGGAGGTCATTCAGTGCCGATGCGTGATGACGCCGAACTTTTAGGAGGTAGAGAAATGGATTTCACCCCACAGCAAGCCGCAGAGGCGGCCAGAAACGGCGGCATCGACCTCGATAAGGAAAAGATAGCCCCGGAAACTTTGGCCGCAGGAATGGCCGCAGAATCGGCCAGACACGGCACGAAGGACGCGGCGACCAACGTCGTCGCAGACGACCCGGTAATAGCGGCGAAGCTCGCGCTGGCAAACCTGCGTGTATCGCCGAATTATTACTCTCCCAAGACCGGCAGAGAGGCGTGGGAGAAGTCCCTCACCCGAGGGGCAAAGAAGCAGGGCATCAAAACAGAGTACAAGACCCTGCTGTTCAACGTGGACGACTACGACGAGGAGCAAGGCATCTTCTCCGGGTATGGGGCCGTCGTTGGAAATATCGACGACGGCGGCGACATCATAGAGCCCGGAGCCTTCACGAAGACAATCGCCGAAGGATGGGAGCGCGTAAAGATTCTGGCGCTCCACAATGACTGCTGGCTCCCCATTGGACGCCCCATTGAACTCCGAGAGGACGCCAAAGGCCTGTTCATCAAGGCCAAGGTAAGCGACACCAGCATGGGACGCGACGTGAAGGTGCTGCTGAAAGACGGCGTGCTCAACGAACTTTCCATCGGTTACGACCCCGTCGTATTCGATTACGACGAGAGCGGTATCCGGCACCTCCGCGAGGTAAAGCTCTGGGAAGTTTCCATTGTCACATGGGCCATGAATCCCGAGGCCACCATCACCGGCTACAAGGCAGCCGAGGCGGCCGACCGAGCGGCGAAAATCGTTTCCGACGCCGCGAGCGACGTAAAGGAGGGCCGCAAAATCAGCAGCGCCCGCCTCAAGACGCTCAAAGACGCGAGCGAGACCATGAAAAAGGCGGCCAAGACCCTCGACGCCCTCATTACCGAGGTCGAAGGAGAAAAGGCGGCCAGCCGGAAACCGCAGACCAAACCCGCAGCGTCGCGGGCACAGAAATCGCAGACACCCACCATCGAAATCACGTTCTGATAAGGAGGACAACAACATGAACAAAAAGAGCATCCCCGGCGCGAAGTCTATGAAGATGAGCGCAGACGACCTCAAGGAAATGGTCAAGCAGGCCGTCAAGGAGTGCCTCGGCGACGAGGAGAAAGACCTGACCGAGCAGGACGACCCCACCCTCAACGAGGGCATCATGGAGGTCATCGAGGCCGCCGTTGAGGCAGCCACCGAGAAGCGCAAGGCCCGCAAGGAAGCTGGCGAGGAAGTCAGCGAAGACCTGACCGCAGACGAGGTACTCGCCGAGGCGGCCGCCATCCTTGACGCCATGGAAACCGGCGACGACGAGACCAAGGCCGACGACGAGGAGACCGAGGAGAAGGAGGACGACGAGGAGGCCGAGGCCAAGGCGGCCAAGGCCACCAAGAAGCGCCAGACCAAGACCCGCGCCGCAGCCCCCGCGCAGCGCAAGTATTCCGACATCTACATGGCCCGCGCCGCAGCCCGGAAGCAAACCGAGAAGAAGAAACTGCCCCCCGAGGTGCAGCTCGCCCGCGCCGTCAAGTGCCTTGACGTGTTCGGCCGTCACGACCCCGAGGCCGC